CCATCTCCACTGCACACGGCATCCCGCCGTAGGGAGATGAGCGGGTATGGATTCCTCCATACCGATGCTACGCCCATCTCTTTCTGCCCACCATCGCATATACAGGTATCTCTCGTGGTAATTATTACCATAAGTTCTTCGAGCATATGCGATGGACCACACCTTATATTCATCTCTCTGCAAGTGAGGATTGCTCCTTACAAGTAGATGACGATTGGAATCAGGGGACCCGGTTTTTATGCCGAATTCCTCAGACTCTTCATCGACAAAAGGCACTGAAAACCTACCAAGTTTCCCCGGAAGATTCCAACGCCTAAGAGAATGAATGAGAAAGCTCCTAAGGGTTTTAAAGCCCCGTCGGAACGACTCGTTTATAAGGTGGACTTGAGATACGAGATGCTCAGGACTCAAAACCTGAGTTACCCTCTTCACACGATAGTAAAGGGGCGTAATATCGTATCCACCTAGGAAGAACTTTCCGCAAGACTCTCGGAAAGCCTGACCGCCAACAAAAGATTTATCTTCGTTGACAAGAAAGCCTAGGCGTTTCAAGATGGACAAGAGATAAGGAGTCAACCTGCTATCACAGCAGATATCGTCCCCATAGACACCAAGTGGTTGAAGGTGGAACTCCCCGTTAGAATACGGGAAGGTTGATTTGCGGAAAAGCCAATAGGCTTTATGCACATCAATAGGTTCCATTCTTACCTTGGCACTGGTGTCTAAGCCTAACCTATAGAGATGAGCTGCGTATAAGCATGCAGATGCAAATACGATGCACTGTACTGGGAAGCACAGTGCAGAGACCATAGGTGCAAACTTCTTAATAGGGATTTTGGTCCCGTTAGGAAGCTGTACCTCAGGTGAACGCGTAGCTATACCCCCTTCGACCCAATCGGGCGGAAAAACCGCCAGGAAAAGGTCAAAAGAGAGCAAGTCTGACGCGGACTTCAGATCTATCGTGTCAATCTCGGTAGTGGCACTGCCATGTTCCGAAAGAGACGCGTTGTAGGTCTGATCCTTAAGGCGGATGAATCTGCCGAAAGGTCCTGACTCTATACTCTGCGCTAGCTGTTCCTTAATCGCTTGCTGAAAGTACATCTTGGTCGCCGGTTCCATACAAATGGTTCTAGCGGTCTTGAGGTTCTTAGGCACAAAGCGAAGCAAGGAGGCCTTTGCAGAGCGTGTACTATCCTTGGCGAACCAAGCCCGATCATTGGGAATGATCAAGGCTGGGTTAAGGTTCGTCAAATCTCCCTTAGTAGAGAGATACAACTCGATAGCATGGTCGTAGGCAATAGCATCGTGCTTTTCGACCACACCATTACCAACCCTCTCAGACACGCAACCAGGCCCATGTTTTGGCCAAAACTGCGTGAAATCGGGGGCAGGCAGAGACTCTGCGATAATGACGCGCAAACTAGCAACGTCTTCTAGACAGAGCTCCAAGTTGTGTAGCCGTTCTTCACAATCTAGCCAACCGCGAAAGGCGGAACTGTGAAATGCCTCATCGACAAACTCAAACTTCTTACCGAAGTTGAGG